AGCTTCCTCAAAGATGAAGAAGTCATCAAAGCGTTAAATAAAATAAAGATGAAGTATTCTGATTTATTAAAAAAATTAAAGGATTTAAAAGATGAGTGATTTTTTAAGTTCTATAGTTAATAATCAATTTTTTTATATTTTACCTATATGTAATTTAATTTGTGATAATTCTGGTGTTTTATTAGAAGATAGATTTGTTGACTCAGAACCAAGAGGTGCTAGAAGCTCAACAAACGCTTTTCAAAGTTCTTCTCAATATAATGATAATTTTGGATTTGATGATTCTGGTATTTTTACAATTCCAGATTATATTAAAAACTTAAATCCAGATTATATTTCTTTTTCAGTAACAACTGATGGTTCTACAGTTACAAATCTTGCTCATCAATCTTATAGTATAAGTTTAAATATTGTATATGATTTATTAAATTTAAATCCATTTATAGACGGAAACGGTACTCAATATAATTTTAGTATTGAAAATGAATATAGAGTAAATTGTAAATTTACAAATGGAAAATTATATCCAATTGATTTAAAAAGTATAAAAGCTTTTATAGATATTGCTATAACTAATTCTGAGGTAGTACCAGCACCAACTGCTTCTGCTGATAAAAACAATAAAGCAAGGCCATATAATATTACTTTATGGAAAAAATTTATTACATCATCAAGCTTAAATAAAGATTCTTTTGTTAAGCAAAACTCACTTCCATCATCTTTTAATTATTATTTTACCTAAGGATATTATATGTCAAATTATTTAAATGCTGTTGTTAATAATCAATATTTTTATACTCTTCCAATATGTAATCTTATGCCACAAAATAGCGGATCAAGTGCTGGTGGAGTTATTGGAAATGTAGCTAATACAAATAACTTTCCTAGTGGTGGTATTACTATTCCAGATTATATTAAAAAATTAGATATAGATTATATTTCTTTTGGTGCTAATCCAGCAGGAAGTACTATATTACCATCTCAATTAGTAGTTTGTCAGATTGTTTATGATACTGGAGTAGGTTCATCTTTTCCGTTTTATGTAATTAACGCTTCTGGTAATTCAGTATCTTTAACTGATACAACAGAATATGATGTTGAAATAAGAGTAAGAAACGGAGAACTATTACCAATTGATATAAAATCTATTAAAAGAATTCAAGTAAGTACTTCATCTTCTGATACAAGTAGATTAGCCTACCCAACTAATATTACTTTATGGAAAAGATTTTTAAAATCAGATAGCAATAATATTAAACCATTTATGGTGGATAACAAACTACCATCTGGATCTAATCCCACAACACCCTAATTAAGGAGATACTATGATTGATGAAACAAATGAGACTCAAGAATTTGAATATCAACAACCAACACAACCAAGTGAGGCTGATGTTCAAATAAAACAAATTGAACAATCTCGACTAACTGCTACTCCAGAAGAGATAAATGCAGTTAAAGAAAGAAAAGCTTTTGAAACTTATGTAAAGAATCAAGGAATTCAAGTTCCACAAAATTTTAAAGATGCTGGAGCTTATTTTGATTCTTTAAAAAACGCGCAAAAAGAGTATACAAAAGCTAGACAAGAAATAGCGCAATTAAAAAAAACATATGAAGCAACTGGTGTTACTGTTAACGAACAAGTAAAAGAAGAAGTTGTAACAGAAATCCCAGAAGAAACAAATACTAATTCTATTAATGAATTAAGAATTGCTCCAGAACCACAACCAGAAACTTCTTCTCCAAATATACCAACATCAGCAATCTCTGAAGAAGATTGGTCTAAGTGGTCAATGGAAGTAGCTATGAGTGGTACTATGTCTACTGAAACTATATCTGAAATTAAAACTAGAACAGGGTTTTCTGATAGAATGATTTCAGATTATGTTGAAGGACAAAAAGCAAGATCAAGAGAAGCTTTTGGAAAAGCTGCTGAGTTAGTTGGTAGTAAAGAAAAGTTAACTTCTGTATTTAAATGGGCTGCTAAAACAATGACACCGCAGCAACAAGCAGAAATTAACGCTACTTTAGCAAGTCCAAGTTGGGAAGTAGCCCTACTAGGTCTTGAAGCAAAGTATAATAAAGCTACTGGTAACTCAGCCAAAGGTAAAGAATTACCAAAAACAAAGCAACCAGCAAATGTTGCAAATGTTCCTGTTCTTAAGCCTTATAAGACAAAGCGTGAGTTCTATGCTGATAGATCAAATCCAAGATATAATTCGGATACTAAATATCGTCAAGCTGTAGAACAAAGAATAGCTATGTCTGATATCTCTCGACTTCCTAGCTAAGTTTATTTACAGAATCCCCCTTACTAGGCAATGGATATGTTTATAAATAAAGCAACACAAAGATGACTCCTATTGGAAAAATCAAAATTGTGTGTTACTAACATCGTTTTATTTTTATTACTTATTTAACTTTTTATAGGAGTTTTTACAATGGCACAATATGATACTTCACTTGGTTCTGATGTCCCAATGGACAATATGCCTTATAGAACAAGCACAACTGCTGGTCTATCTGGTCCTCTAAGTGGTACTAGCAAACTATGGCTTCCTGTTTGGTCAGGCGAAGTAATTCAAGCTTACGATCAATACAATATATTTGAAAATCTAGTTGAGTCACGCACAATCTCAAGTGGTCTAGCAGCAGAATTCCCAATTACTGGTACTGTAAGTATCAAAGGTACTTGGGAAGCTGGTGAAGAACTAGTTGGTGGTGCTGATGCTGCATCTAATACCATTGCAATCAAGCTTGATAAGCGTCCTATGGCCGCTCACTTTGAACTTGATAATGTAGATCTTATGATCACTCAATGGGAATATCGTGCAGAACTAGCTCGCCAAGCTGGTCTTGCTCTTGCTAATGCAAGAGATAAGCAAGTTAGTGCTTATATTGCTAGATCTGGTGCAGAAGACCTAACTTGGAGCGGCACTACTACTGCTGGTTCACAAGATACAACTCTTGATCCAAGAGGCGTAACTACTGGTCCAGTATTCTTACAACCAAAGTTTAGTCATTTAGGTAATTCTTCATCTAGTGCTAGCAATAGAACAGATGCTGCTCTTCTTGCTCTAAAGGCAATTGAAGATTTCTTTGTATATCTACAAGAAATTAATGCACCAACTGATGGAGTAACAATGGTTGTAACTCCAAGAGCTTTCCAAGACATTCGTGCTCTTGGTGTTGCTCGTTCTTACAATGAACTATACGGTACTATGACTTCTGGTACTGGTAATGGCCCAGCTAGACCATTCTTTGGTGGTGTAGCAGAAGCTGGTGGTCTTGGTGCACAACTACCTATGGGTATGAATTCATATGGCGATAGTTTAGAATATATGGGTGCTAGAATTATCAAGTCAAGCCATATTCCAAATACTAACTTTAGCGGTATTGGTGAAGCTAGATATAATCTAGACTTCGGTAATAGCGGTATTAAGGCTATGATTTTCCAGAAATCTTGCATTGGTACTCTAAGTCTAATGGGTATGAAGGTAGATACTGTAGAAGATGTACGCAGAAATACTACTTTCACTGTAGCTAGTATGATGAAGGGTACAGGTGTTCTCCGTCCTGACTGCTGTGGCGTTCTTATTGGTCCTACTACACAAAATACTGGTACTTATTCTAAGGGTAGTGGTTATCTATTCTCAGATAGCAGCACAGTAGCAACAGCTGTTGATGCTTCTAGCGAAGGTGGATCAGAAGCTTCACTAGCTAGAAACGAACTAAGAGTTCTTTTTGGTGCTAACTTTAGCCGTGAGTTTATTGGTACTAGCAGCTCAGGCTATCCATACGCTTGATCTTAATGATTAAGTGCTGACAATTTGTTAATTTTATAATTTGTCCCCTAGTATCCGAAAGGGTACTAGGGGATTTTTTCTTTTAAAGGAGGCTATATGGGTTTTATAACCAAGCTACAAGCAATCAATCAAATGTTACTAGCTGCTGGTGAAGCTCCAGTAGCAGACCTTACAAATAATTCTGGTATTGATACAGGTATTGCAGATACAATTCTAGAACAAGCAAGCATTGACTTTCAATTAAGAGGTCTAGCTAATAATAAAATAATTAGAAAATTCAATCCAGACTCAAACGGTAAAATTTATTTTGAGGTTGGTTCAGATACAGATGAAGAAGGTATTCTTTCTGCTGATTTAATATCTTTCCATTTAACTTCTGATAATCAACAAATAGTTGCAAAAGTATTTAATGATGGTACTGGAAGTTCTAACTCAATTAAGCTATATAATTTTACTGATGATACAGATATTTGGACAACTGGTATTGATTACTATATTGAAGTAATTAAAAAACTTAAATGGGAACATTTAGACACAGCTTGTCAAAGAGCTATTCTTGCAACTGCTGCTAGAAACTATCAAATCCTTACACAAGGCGACCCAGCAGCTGATCAGTTTTTAAGTTATCAAGAACAAATGTTTAATATAAAAGGTAGAGCTGCTGATATTAACGATAAGAA